GCCACGACTGGCCGTGCTTGCCTTGGCGGCGGTGCTCTGCGCCTGCTCGACCGCGCCGCCGGCCTCCGCGCCGAACTGCCCCCGCCCCCCGGCGTCGCTGATGCAGCGGATGCCGGCCCAGTTGCCACCGATACCGAGGTCGCCCGCTGGGCCGGCCACGCCTACTTTGAGTACGCCGAGTGCGCCCGGCGCCTCGACGCCCTGATCCAGTTCAACGAGACCGAAGCCCCGTGATCATCGAAATCAACTACCTCACCGTCGTGATCATCGGCGCCCTGTTGTCGGCCTTCGTCGGTGCCTTGTGGGCCATCGGTCGCACGTTTCTGCAGCAGTACGGCACCTTGGTGTCGTCGCAACTGGAGGCTGTGCAGGATGCCGAAGCCAAGGCGGCCGAAGAGATCAAGGACCGCCTGGATCGGCTGGAAGCAGACCACTCCGCCCGCATCCTGGATATGTCCCGCCAGATATCGGATCTGGAGGATGTGAGCGCCAAGGCGCTGACCCACAAGGATTTGGACGACCTCTACGGCAAGATCAACGCGACATCAGGGGACGTGCGGGAGATGAAGGGCGAGCTCAGGCTGATCAGCACCAGCTTGCAGATGATCCTGAACCGCATTGCAGAGCGGGGCATGACGTGACCCCCGACGCCCCCCGCCGCAGCAACTGCCTGCTCTACGCCTTGCGTCAGTGGCGCGCGCGAGGGGGCTATCTGATCGTTCGGCGATCCCGCTGGGGCTGGTGGCCGCACTTTCTGTGGGCGCCGGACCTGGGCGACCTGCCCGTCGAGCACTTTGCCCCCGTTACCCCGCGCACCGATCTGCGCTTTCCCCCGCTGATTTTTAACGGCACCGTCCGCACGAGAGACCACTGACATGAGCACCGCCGACCGCATCACAACCGAGGACCGCCGCCGGGCGATCCTCGTTGCGCTTTCCCTGTCGCCCAGCTTCCGCCTGGAGCCCCGTGCCCTGCGCCGGCAGATCGAGGCCGTCAATTTCGAGGTGAGCCTCGACCGCCTGGCTATGGACTGCAACTGGTTGGCCGAGATGGAGCTGGTGGAGGCACCGCCCGAAGGCATGGTGCGCCTGACGGACAGGGGCGCCGATGTGGCCCTGGGGCGTATCCGTGTGCCTGGCGTAACCGGCTTTGAGCCCGGCGAGCGCAAGTAATGGCCCACTCCGACGACACCCGCCGGGCGGTGCGCGCGGCCTTTGTGCACGACCAGCTTGGGCTGGAGGTGGCTGCGGTGAAGTGCGGTGTGCCTGTTGCCACCGCCCGGCGCTGGATTCGCGACGCCCGGGAGGCGGGTGACGACTGGGAGAAGGCCCGCACAGCGCAGATGATCGCCGGCGGCGGCATGGAGGCGATCGCCCGGCAGACGATGGCCATGTTCAGCCAGCAGGCCCAGGCCACGCTGCAGATGCTGCAGGACGATACCCAGATCGCCCCCCTCGAGCGCAGCAAGGCCCTGGCCAGCCTGGCCGACAGTTTCAACAAGCTCGTGGCATCCAATGCACGGCTGATGCCCGAGACCGACAAGCTGGCCGTTGCCCTTGATGTGATCAAGCGCCTGTCGGAGTTTGTCCGGGCCAACCACCCGCAGCTCGCCGGTGGCTTTGCCGAGATCCTCGGGCCGTTTGGCGACGAGATCGCGAGGGCCTACGGGTGAGCACCAAGAACACGTCCGAGAAGGACTTTCTCTCCGACCTGGCCGACCTGGCCAGGGAGCTGCGCAACGAGATCCAGGCGCACCAGGTGGGGCTGGACCCGTCGCCGGCGGCCCGCCTGGCCCGGCGTCGGCGCGTGCTGGTGGAGGGTGACTTCGAGTTCTTCGCGTACACGTACTTTCCCCATCACATCCGGCCGCCCGCGTCGCTGTTTCACCGCCACTTCTTCACCCGCTTCCCGCAGCTGCTCGACAGCCCGGGCGGGGTGAAAGAATGGTGGATCGCACCGCGCGGCGAGGCAAAGAGCTCGCTGACCACCAAGGTTGGCCCCGCCTGGGTGGCGGTGCGCGCGCTGCTCCAGCAGCCCGCCATCCGCGCCGAGCTCGAATGGCCTGACGATGCGCCGCTGCCGTACTTCGTGGATTACGTGGTGCTGCTGGGCGCTGAAACCAAGCTGCCCACCAAGCTGCTCGAAGTGGTCAAGACGGAGCTCACGGTAAATGCAGCGCTGGCGCTGGACTTTCCGGAGGCGTGCGGCCGGGGTGTGCAGTGGAAGGTGGGGGAGTTCGTGAGCGCGGCCGGGGTCAAGTTTGAGGCCTTCGGCGCCGAGCAGGCCATCCGCGGCACCTTCCACGGCGCCAGCCGACCCAAGCTGCTGCTGGGTGACGATCTGATCACCGACAAAGAGGCCAAGAGCCCCACCGAACGCGACAACCGGTGGGACTGGCTTGAAAAGGCCATCGACTACCTCGGCCCCCCGGTGAAGTATGTGGGTGTGGGCACCATCCTCAATAAGGATGACCCCATCAGCCGTGCCAAGCGCACCGTGGGCCACCTGGTGCACCACTTCCGCGCCATCGAAGCCTTTCCGACCAGGATGGATCTGTGGGAGCAGTGCCAGACGCTGATGCTCAATGAAGACAAGGCCGTGATGGAGGCCTTTGCCGAGCGTGGTGCTGTGGCCCCTGACGCGGCCCTGCCGTCCCATGTGTTCTACCAGGAGTTTCGGGTCGAGATGGACGAGGGCGCCGAGATCAGCTGGCCCGGCGTGCGCTCCCTGTACTGGCTGATGCGCCAGCGCGCAAAGAACCCCCGCGCCTTCGGCACCGAGCTGCAGGGCGACCCGCGCAGCGAGGAGGATAAGGTTTTCACGCCCGTGCGCTTCTTCGTGAGCCGCATGCCGCACTGGATCTTCTTTGGTGCGTGTGACCCCTCCATGGGCAAAGGCGCCACCTCCGACCCCTCTGCCATCGTGGGTGGTGGTTGGGACCGCGAGAAGAAGAAGCTGCACGTCGTGCATGCCGAGATCAAGCGCCGGGTGCCCTCCAAGCTGGAAGCCGACCTGATCGCTTTTCAGCGCGAGTTCCGCTGCAACGGTATCGCCTTCGAGAACAACAACGCCTACGAGAGCATGCGCACGTCGCTCATGACCGCCGCCCTCGACAAGGGCGTGGCCCTGCCGCTGGTGGGCGTTACCGCCACCGTTGAACAAGAGGTGCGCATCGACAGCCTGGAGCCGTTTGTAACGGACCCCCTGGAGCCCCGCATCCTGTTTTCTCCAAACCTGATCCTGTTGCTCTCCGAACTGGATACCTGGCCCGAGAAGCAGCCCGGCCACCACTACGACGGTCTGTGCGCACTCCACCTGCTGTGGTGGATCGCCGTGACCCGTGGCGGCTTCAGCGGCGCCGGCGGCTTCCAATCCATCCCCCGCCGTGGGGGTGAAGACAGCGGCGGCAACTCCCGCAGCATGTTCGCCTGACCCTACCGAGACGACTCATGTCCATCATTGATCAGTACGGCAAACCCATCAGCACCCGCACCCTGGCCGAGCCCCAAACGGCCAGGCTCGTGCACCTGCAGCGCTGGACGGTTGCGTCCCACATGAGCGGGCTGACCCCCGCACGGATCGCCCAGTGCCTGGCTGCGGCAGACCAGGGCAACATCCTTGGCCAGCACGAGCTGTTCGATGACATGTTTGAACGGGACGCCCACCTGCGCTGCGAGTACGAAAAGCGCCGCGGTGCCCTGCTCGGCCTGGAGTGGAGCGTGGAGCCCCCGACCAGCCCCAGCGCGAAGGAGAAGAAGGCCGCCGCCGCCATTGAGGACATTCTGCGCAACGCCGTGGATGACCTGGAAGACCTGATCCTCGCCATGATGGACGGTGTGGGCCACGGCTTTGCCCCCATCGAGCTGGAGTGGCAGCGCATTGAAGGCATGTGGATCCCGCGCTTCCATCCGCGGCCCCAGGGCTGGTTCAAGATGGACATGAACCGCCGGGAGCTGCGGCTCAATGACGGCAGCGCCGACGGGGCCGTGCCCCTGTCGATGGGCTGGGTGATGCACCAGCACGTCAAGGCCAAGACGGGCTACCTGGGCCGCATTGGCCTGGGGCGCGTGCTGGTGTGGCCCTTCCTCTACAAGATGTACAGCCTGGGGGACATGGCCGAATACCTGTCCACCTATGGC